CATTACTGGCTTGTTCTGCTTCTTCATCATAAGATTTGAAAAACGAACAAGAGATTCTTCAGATAAAGAAATATCTTCTCTTCTTTTAATTTTAATATGAGTACGAGAAAGAACTTCACTCGAATTTTTATGGGGGATTTCAATTTTTTTTAAAGAATGATGATTAGAATCATAAATAAAAAAACAAGGATGGTGAGACATATTATACCGTGAACTGACAAGTCTTAACATTGGTCCGGTATTGACTACGATCGTATCTCTTTTTTTCTGATTATTATAAATGGATTGTATATGAATGTCTCCAACCAAAACCAAATCCCAACCTTTATTTTTTCTTAAGAAATATCTAACTCCTGTAAAGGAATGACCTGTATACGCTGCCTTGTTAGAAATGGATGCATGGATAACAAGAATATTTATTTTTCCTGGAGTGGGCGAAGGAATCTTAGAATCCCAACTGCAACCGTATAGGCAAATATTTCCTATGGATCCTATGGATACAGGAAACTTATTTAATATTTTAATCAGGCCAAGTCGATTTAATACCCCCATTGTAGTTGGCGTATCTAACTGGTTAGCCCGCATTAATAAATCATGTTGCCCGAATATAGAATATAGATTTATTCCATATTTTTTTAATAACTCGATCATCATATACAGAATATGCCAATCTCTCGAATTATCAAAAAAGTCCCCTGCTTGTAAAATTGGGCAGTTATGTTTTTTGGCGTACTCTAAAACGAATAAGAACTTCTCTTTAAAGGTATCAATAATACGGTCTTCCCGCCCAACAGGATTACGGCTAATAGCATGAATATCAGAAAGAAGTAATAGTTTCATAATTCCTCAGCTTTTACCTTTCTTTAGAAATTTCTTTTTTAATTTTTCTAATACAATCAGAATTAATTTTACCAAAACAAACAGGACATTTCTTTTTTCTTTTGATTACTAAAATATATTCTTCTACATGCTCTTTTCTGAAGGTATTTAATTTAGCTATATCCCTTTGGACTTTTTTAATGTCTAAGATAAGGTTTTCTTGATACTCAGCAAGCCTCAGGTCTTCCTGACAGGCCTCTAACTGTTTTAATAAGCCTTTGCCCTTAAAATACCTTTCCCTATCCTTCACAGCCCGATAAGAAATTTGAATTTGTTCTTGTAAGGCTTCTACTTCTTCATATTCTGCTTGTGCTTCTTTTCTATTAGAATGAACTAATTCTAATTTTGATATTGTCCTGCCAATACGTTTCATTCCCTTAAAAGATTTTATCTGATTATCAATTATTTCTATATCGGCCTTAAGAATACCTTCCCTTGTTTTCAAGTTCGATAATGTTTTCTTTATTGTTTGAATCCAAGAATTAATTTTATCTGTTTGTGTAATTTTACTAATTGCTCTTGCAATCTGTCCACCAGAAGAAGCGGCCAGGAAATGAGAATCTAATTGCTTTTGAAAATTAATTTCTCCTATGTTTAATTCGTTCTTTACAAGGTCAGGTACTTTCTGATTTAATTTTCCAAACCTTTTAATTCTCTTTCCTGGAACTTCTAATTTATAAACAGCATCTTTCGCTGTTTTAGTTAATGTTACTTTAGAATCTTTATCTGTAGTAATGCAACCACTCGTCCTTTTATCTTTCTTAGCAAAATGAGAATGAAAACGAAAACCTCCAGGGCGATTAGAAACGATCCATTGTATCACCCTTAAAATAGGGGTCTTCCCATTTAAGCTCTCTCCAATAATCCCCGTAATTCCAGGAACGAAATTAATTTTTGTATCCCTATGAGATTGATAATTTTTAATTTCTAAGGACTTTAACATTTATTTGCCTTTCTTTTTGGCTACTTTCTTTTTGGCTACTTTCTTTGTTACTTTTTTCTTCTTTGTTACTTTCTCTCCTTTCTCTCCTTTCTCTGCCATCTTTGCCTTTTTATTTTTCTTTTTCTTTTCAAGAATATCTCCACGAATTAATTTTGCTTCTTTGATAATCCCCTGCAAACCTACCCTGACTCTTACTCCTGGCTTTATAGTCCCCTTATCGAATTTTCTGGAATCATACAAAAGTTCATCGATAGACTCTCGAAGACCGATAAGTAAAACTTCAATTTCTTTACTTCTCTTCTTTACTTTCGAATTGGCCTCTTTCTCTACCTCTACTTCTTCTACCTTTTTCTTTTTTGCCATTTCTTTCTCCTTCTGTTTTCTGTTAATAGTTTACTTTCTGTTACTTTCTGTTACCTTCTGTTACTTTCTGTTAATAGTTAATAATTAATCTTTACCAGAATCAACTTTAGCCTTAAATAAAGACAAGGCGGCTATTCCCGCCGCAGCACCAATAATGCAATCAACTATACGGTCAACTCTGTTAACAGAAATATCCTTAGGATTATTTGGAATGTTTAATGCTCTCGCAAATAGATTATTTAACAAATCCTTTGCTTCTTACCTTTCTTCTTCTACTTCTTCTTTTAACTTTAATGCTGCCATTACTGCCTGTTCTGCTGTTATTGCCATTTCTTATTTCTCCTTTTTAGCTATATTCACACTCATAATGATTATTTTCCTTCCTTTGAGCAATCCCTTTATCTTTTATCCTCGACAAGATTAAAACAAGCAAGACAAGCCATTATATTTTTGCCTCCTCTTATTTCATATTCGTCAAAATGAGGGCACCAATCACCGCAGGTATTAGTCCCACAAATATGATTGCGGAAAACTGCTGAGCCTAATTTTTTTACTAACAAAGTGCCACCTTTAGATATTTTAGCATCTAACATATTTAATCCATCTCGTACGATCCCTTTATTTTGATAATAACTTTTGTTCTGTTTTATTGACTATTTCTTGGAAGAATATTTGTAGAAATTCAAGTTCTTCCCGTGTAAACTGGCTATTCTTCAATTCATTTAAAATGGCTAAACAGTTCTTTTCTATTATATCTATTTTCATACTGCCTCCTTAAATATTAATTATCTTAAAAAAGCCTTCTCCCATTTAATAAAGTTATCATTATCTAAAAAACTTTTAAAATGATGCTGGTCAAATACTCTTAAGAACTTTTGTCTTGTAAATCGATTTCTTCTTAAGACCATTCTTTTTATTTCATTATCAAAAGGCAACGACACTAATTTTAAATTCCTTTTAATAATCTCTTGCCCCTCCTTGCTCTCTATCTTATCATAAATTTTACCCTTAACAAGTTTGCCTATAATATATTTCAGCGCCTTAGATGCCGCCTTCTTGGGATCGCTTGCACCTCTTATTCCTACTACCCCATCACCATCACAACCACCAATTGCTTTTGCCATAGCCCATTGGTTAGGCAGAACACCAAAATCGATTAATAAATTTCTCTTCGTAAAGAACTTCTTCTTTTGTGGATTCCATATATCACAGTAATCTAATTCCTGATACATATCTGCATCCGTAGTAACCATAACAACTCGAGCCTTTACTTTTCTTTCATTTAATCTTAAAACCCACCACGCCAGAATATCGTCGCCCTCATACCCAGAACAAATAAAGTTATTTTTAAAACCAAGCTCTGGTAAAACATAATTCATTAATCCTTCTCTTTGACGAATCAAAGATTGATGAGCTTCCCGTTCTTCTATCGTTTTTTCTTTTCTATTCTTTATTCTTTTTGATTTATACTTTGCATAAATCTTTTCTCGATTGCTACCTTTAGAATCCCAACAAAAAATAAATTTATTAGTCTTGAATTTATTAGAGAGAGATAAGATTTTTTGCAATACTCCATAAGTTACCCCAGTATTCTTACCATTATAAGACAAATGCCCCATAGCATTAAGAGCCATATAACAAAGAACACTTCCATCTATTAAAAGTATAGGAGAATTTTCTGTCTTAGTATCTTTAGTATCTCGACTTTCTTGATGAGACTTCGTCTTCGAAAACAGACTCAATATATTCCCATTTCTTGCTTGCTTTTTTAATAAGCTCATCTTCTAAATTATTTCCTTCTATATATTTTACAAAAGATTCTCTCGTCTTAAACTTCTCTCCATTAAACTTAATTTTTTTCTTTCCCCATAAGTAATCTATCATGGACTGTAAATCATCAAGACCATAATCATAAAGAATATTAAAATTACTTTCTCTAAATGGCTTTGCTACCTTACTTCTTTCTACTTTAATATGACTCTGAATGCCATAAACTTTTTTCTCCCCCTGTCTTGTTTTTGCAAGCTTCTGTATTTCCCTAATCCACGCAACTTGATGCGTATAAAAATCTAAACTTTTCCCCCCTGCCCTGTAAGTCTTCTTTCCAAAAGTAACGCCAATCTTTGTTCTAATCTGAGACAAGATCATAAGAGTCGCATCTTTTTTATTTGTTTCTGCCAAACTGCAAACATACGCAAAAAAAGCAGAGCCGTACTTTTGCTTCTCGAGATTATAACTCCCCTCTATTTCTCCCCCCGTATCAACACTCTTTTTAAATCTTTCAGTATCAGCATAAGAACGTAAAGCATCCCAAGAATCAATAATGAAAAGTAAAAAATAACCTTTCTTTAATTCATTCATCCTCGATATATAATCCCTTCCCATAGATTCTATATTTTTAGGAGTAACCCATTCAACAGAATTGACAAAATCTTTTCCATACATTTTCTTAATTGGGAAATCCATGACCCCTTCTGCATTACAATAAACTATCTTTACCTCTTTAACTTTTGGAAAGATTTTTGACTTTACTTTTTTGATGTTTTTATAACACCAAAAGGCAAGTTCCAATGCGAGCAATGTTTTACCACTACTCCCATCACCAACAAGGTTTAAAACTCTTGCTCTTGCCCAACCGCCATCTTTACCCTCCCCGCTCAAGGCGAGATTCAATGTAGTACTTCCACTTCCCAAGAACTCTACTGTGGGAATTTCATTTCTTTTTCCCACAGACCTCTTAGCATCAGCAACACATTCTGATACCGTTCCGCCTCTACGTTTAAGACTTCTTTTTTTCACAGCTTCACCTTGTTAAAAGTTATTAAAATGGGATGTCGCTTTCCTTTTCAAACTTATCTTCAAGAGCTTCGACAATTTTTTCTTTCACCTCTTCTTCTTCATCTTTTCTTTTAACCTTTACATCCAAATCATTTTCTTCGATAAACTCTTTTAATTCATCCATATCTTCAAGGTCTTCTACCTCGTCTAATAAATCTTCCAATTCATCTTCATTTTCATTTCCTGAAACTTCTTCCTTCTCATCATCATCTTTATCGTCTTTGTGACTTCTCTTTTTTCCTTCTTCTTCTTTATCCTTACCGCCCCAGTACGCCTCGGAGATTTCATCATAATCTGCCTTGATAACTTCATCATCTAAAGTAAAGGCAGCATCAAGGATTTCGTCATCTACTTCATAATCTCTTTCATCAAAACTATGCCCAACATATTTTGGATAATCGTTTTTACTTTTCGCTGGTTCAACACTAAAGGAAATAGACCTTCCATCAACAGGATCGGCAAAATTAATTAATTTCTCTTTTCCTCCACGCCTTGAAGGTTTCTTGCTGATAGCAAGAACAAGCTTTTCAAAGTAATGATAAGATACGTCCCAAATCTGTACTCCTTTTTTCTCTTCCCCTTTATCATAACAAATTACATTGTAAAGGTTTCTTCTTTTTGGGAATAACTTTTTCCAAATATCGTCACTAACTCCCTTCTCCCTCAGCCTCTGCCTTTCCTCACAAATTGGGCAAGGTTTATTATACATTTCTGCAGGACACAAATACATTCCTTCATTTGGACCAACTCTTGTATGCGCCCAGTATTCAAAGGTATAAGTCGGATCTCCTTTTTTAACAAACGGATCGCTCTTTCCTGCCAAATACGGGACAACATCAACAATATGAGAACCATCTTTTGGACGCCACATAGATACATCAGGATTTTCTTTTAAAATATTTTTTGATTTTCCCTGGCTTCTCTCTTGCCCTGCCTGAACTCTTGCCTGTAATCTTTCACTTTGTATTCTTCTTTTCTCTCTGCTTTTTGTTCTTGAATTTTTCTTGCCATTCTTGCCCTTTCTGTCTCTGCTCATTAGTACCCTCCTCCTTTTTTGTGTTTTTTATGTTTTTACTAAAGACCTGCATAAAACTTTTGGCAACTGCCAATCCCGCTAATCGGAAAAAAATATAGCAGAATAAGAAAGCAATCACAACTATCAATACATTTCTAAATACCTCTGCCATTACTTTCTCCTTTTAAGATTCCTACAAATAGTCCGTTTCGTATCTCCTCTTTCCGATTCTTTATTTTCTTTATACCCTTTCGAGGTTTTTGGTTCTGAAAAATGTAAACGTAAATCTAACTGAACCAATCCTTCAAGCGATTTCTTTCTACTACTAAAAGACTTCTCCATTTTCTCAAGAACCCTTTCCTCCATTACAGCCTCTAAATAATTAGCATTATATTCCTTTACTCTTTCATGAAGCATTACTGCATTCCTTATCATAGCCTCGGTAATCTTTCCTTTTTCGTTAATCCCGTGCTTCTTCGGGTCTTTACGAATTTCATCTTCTGCTTCTGCTCTAACAATATCTAAATCTTTTTTGGCGGCATCTTTATCCCCTGCGGCCTGAACAGCCTTCAAAGCCCAATCGAAATACCTCTGTGGTTGCTTAACAAGCTCTTCATCAAGATTATATTTATCAATAAACAATTCATTCCTGTATTTACTGTATTTTCCCATTGTTCTACTCCTGTTCTACTCCTTGTAGAGTTAACTTCAAATAAGCCCGTATATTTATATTATATCACGCTTTAGCTTTTCCTTGGTACAAAAATCTTCAACAATCTGAAAAAAGAATTTAGTCCTTTTTTGAAGTACTTTTTATTCTCTGAATTGTAAAGAACTGCCGACGGGTGTAAACACCAAACGACCCACGCACCATACTCCTCGTTCCATATAACTTTTCCACTTAAATTCATAATTCCTGTTTTCTGTTGAGTAAAAAATTGTAGAGAAGTATTACCAAACGCTAAGATAACCACTGGCCGTACTTCTACAAGCTCTCGTTTTAAAAAAGTACTGCATTTTTTTATTTGTGAAGTAATTGGTTTTCTGGTTTTAGAAGGAAAACACTTACAAATATTTGTAATATGAAATAAGCTTTTATCATATCCTCTTCTATTTATACTCTTCCATAATAATTTTCCTGTCTGCCCAACAAAACCAATTCCTTGTTTATCCTCTTCTTTTCCAGGAGCTTCACCAATAATCACAATATTATACTTTCCTGGGGTTGGAGTAACTGGGCTTTTACACTCCTTCCTAAGATCACAACGAGAACAGGCCATAAGCTTATCATGCCCCGAAAACTCTACTTCTCTTAAAGCCGACTTCGGTGCTTTTCTAACTTCTTTTATGTCACCCGCTAACAATTTATCAATTACATCAAGTCGAATCTTACCATTAAAAAGAGTAAAGAGTTTTTTGTAACTGGCTTGAGAATTTACAACAATACGAAAATCAAAAAACGATTCTACTTCTTCATCTACCTGAACACTATCATATTGATTATAAGAACCAATCTTATTAAGGATTTTTCCTAACACTCCTTTTTGCTTTACAACTACATTTGATTTCTTCTTGGTAAAAAACTTCTTAATATCATTAGTAGTTATTCCCGCATTAGCTATTTCAACAGCCTTGACAGCCCCTATACCCCGTACTTCTACGAAGGGTATATATAACTTACCTTCTTTTGCGACCCACCTTGTAGCCTCGCTTATGCCTACCTTTGGTAATACAGCAGTCAGTCCTAAACGATACGCTTCTTCAATTAATACCGATTTCTTATCCTTTGCACCAAAAGTTAATGCCGCACAAATAAATTCAGTAGGAAAATATTTTTTTAACCACGCTGACTGGTATCCTAATAAAGCATAAGCAACAGAATGGCTGGCATTAAAACTATATCTACAATGCTCTTCTAATCCAGTCCAAAATTCTTCTGCTTCTTTTCTCGAAAGGGTTTTTTGTTTTAAACATCCACGAATAAATTTTTTCTTATATGGCATGAATTCTTTTTTACTTCTCTTCTTGCCAATTATCTTTCTAATTTTATCAGCAGTAGAATAAGACAAACCAGCAACTTCACTAATAACTTTCATCACCTGTTCTTGGAATACAACTACCCCATGAGTATCAGCAGTAATAGATTCATATATTTTATGTTTCGTTTCCCAAGAACCACCTCGTTTTCTTCTTATGTATTCGGCAGTCATTCCCGATTGCATAATTCCTGGTCGAACAAGAGCGACAATATCTCTTAAATCATTAAATTTCTTAACCCCAACTTCACCAATCAAACTTGTTGTTGCCCTTGTATTTAACTGAAACAGCCCAACAGTATTTCCATTATCAATTTCTTGATAAACAGCCTTATCATCTATATTTATTTTGTCAAAGTCAATATCTTGATTAGAATTATTTTTGATATTTTTTAATGTTTCCCCAAAAATAGAAAGAAGCTTTAATCTCAAAGCATCTAATTTCATAAGGCCAACAAATTCTGCATTATTCTTTTCCCAATTTACAAGAAGTACGTCTTTTCTCCTAAGCAAATTACATCTTCCGCTCTGATCTAATGGTTCATTAGAAACAATCAAAGCCGCAGCGTGTTGAGAATAATTTTTTATTTGCCCTTCTAAAACTTTAGCGATTCTAATAACTTCAGGGTGTCTATCATTAAATTCTGCCCCTTCTTGATAATTATCGATAGACTCTTGTATTCCGGTATGTTCATCATTGTCTTCAATTAAATCTGTAAAACTATTGACTTCATCAAAAGGTACGCTAAAAACTTTACTTACATCTTTTATAACAGCCTTTGCCTTCATTCTATTAAAAGAACTTACGTTAGCAATATGGCTATCTCCATACATCGTTTCAAGATGCTGTTTTACAAGATGCCCCTTAATATGCTCAAAATCTACATCTATATCTGGATAGTCAATTCTGTCCTCGTTAATAAATCTACTAAAAAGTAATCCATGTTTAATCGGATCAATAGCAGTAATTCCAAGTAAAAATGCAATAAGGCTTCCTGCCGCTGATCCTCTTCCTGGACCAACTAAAATATCATTTGATTTACACCATTTAACCAATTCCCACACAATAAGAAAATAACGAGCGAATTTCTTCTTAACGATAAGATTGTACTCTTCCTTTAGACGAGAAAGATATCCTCCGCTTATTTCTTTCTTAAACTTATTTTTATACCCTTCAAGACATAGTTCCCAAAAGAATTTCTTTTCTCTTAATACCCCTTTGACTCTTGGTAAATGAATTTCTTGTTTTGGAATTCTAAAAGAACTGCACTTCTCTGCTATCTCAATAGTATTTAAAAGATATTCTTTTTTGTAAGCATTTACTTTTCTTAATGCCCTTATCATTTCTGACACAGATCGTAGATGCAATCCTCTAATATCGAATTTCCATCTATTGGGATCACTCCACAATTTTTTTGTTTGAATAGCAAGAAGTACTTCCTGTGCTTTCCAATCACTTCTTTGTATATAATGGCTATCGTTTGTCGCTATAATTTTACAGCCTGATTTTTTCGCAAGACGAATATTTAATTTGTTTGCTTTTATTTGCCCATCTAATTGATGAGGCATTACTTCACAATATAAATCCTCTCCAATCTTATCTAACAAATCATAAAAAAACTTTTCTCCTTCTTTGCACTTTATTAAAAACGAACTACAACAAGCAGTAGAAACAACCAACCCTTCGCAATGTTTTAGAAGCATTTTATAATCTATTCTTGGCCTATAATAAAGCCCTTCTAAATTAGCATATGTAAGTAATCTACATAAATTATTAAAGCCTTCTTGATTCTTAACCAAAAGTAAAATATGCCCTCGCCTCTTATCATTTTTTACTTTTGCATCTGGAACGATATAGGCTTCACAACCAAGTATTGGAGAAATATTATATTTATCGCAAGCTTTCTGAAATTCAATTAACCCATTTATAGACCCATGGTCTGTAAGAGCAAGATATTTGAACCCCATTTCAGAAGCCTTTTTTGCATAGGCATCTACCGTTCCTACTCCGTCAAGAACGCTATATTCACTATGCAAATGAAGATGGGTGAAGTTTTTATTTTCCATTTTTTCCTTCTTTTATTTCTTAATCCATCAAATCCATCAATCTCAACATGAGCCTACATCAATCTCAACATGAGCCTACATCAATCAACCCTTGTTTTAGCAAAAATTCAATTACCTCATCCACACATTGCTGCAAATTAAGTTTATCTGTAGCGATAATAAAATCAGAATGTTCAGGAATTTCATAAGGCGCAGAAATTCCCGTCATATTTATTATTTCACCCATGCGACCCTTTTCATAAAGACCTTTTGGATCACGCTTTGCACATTCTTCAATACTACATTTAATATATACTTCATAACAAGGCCAACCAGTCATTAACCTGCGTACGTATTCTCTGCTTTGCTTATATGGAGTAATAAAAGCGGCAAAAACGAGCAATCCCGCATCCACCATAATTTTGGACACCTCGGCAATACGGCGAACATTCTCTTTTCTGTCTTCAGAGCTTAAAGTTAAATCCTTATTTAATCCCGTTCTAATATTATCTCCATCAAGAACATAACTGCACACGCAAAGGGAATACAACTTTTCTTCAACAGCATGAGCAAGGGTGGACTTTCCACTTCCAGATAGACCCGTGAACCAGAGCAGACCTCCGCTATGACCATTTAATAGATACCGATCAACAGTAGAAACAGATGATGGAGAAGGAAAAATATTATTCATATCAATTCCCTAATCCCAACTCTTTTATTTTTTTCCCATGGCCTTGCAATTATTTCTGACATTGTTTTGTCAACTGTATTTTCTTCTCGTGCCCAGTCTACTTCTTCTTTTGTAGGTATTGGCAATGTTGCTTTACCCATTTTGTCCGGTAAGAATCCAACCCTGTAAGATATTGCATCACACCATTTGCATGGTATGAAATTCCTGTTTCTATCGTATAATAATTTTCTTGCGATATCGAATTCCTTGCCGTTCCAAATATCGTCTAAGTTCCCTTCCTTTTTTACTTCTCCACAATAGTAATGCCCCCTCCAATCATTACAACAAATAGCAATCTTACCATCCCATCTAATACTCAATTCCCTAAACGGCTTTGCGCATCTCTTCTTCATTGGAGAAAATAATGAAGGAGCGGCACACCCACAATGATTATTCAAAACGCTATGCCCCCCAGTTTTAGCATCTTGTATATCTTTTATATAGATAACTTTTTTGGTATCGATTCGAAACTTTTTATGTGGGCTTTCACCTCCAGGATATTCTTCGCCTTTTACTTTTGATTTGATTTTCTTTGAGAATGGATTATGACTATAATCATCTATACCAAGAATATTTATTCCATTAGAAAATAATCTTTTTACTTTTTCTTTTGGCGAAGGAAGAAGTCCAATCCCGTTCGTCAACATCGTTAATTGGTTTTGTGGAAGATAACTTCTAAATATTTTTATAATTTCTAAATGTCTTGGATTTAAGGTAGGCTCGCCATGCATAGCAAACTCAATACGTGACCCCCATTTTGTTGCACCAATTTGCTTTGCGATATTTTTACTACATTCTAACGACATAAATTTACATTCGTTTGGTTTTTTTCTTATGCCACGTATACCACAAAATTTACAAAATAAATTACAGCCTTCTGTAAGCTCAACTTGTATTGCAAATGGTGGTTCTTGTTTTTCTTTCATTTTATAATTTTCCCTTCTCTATCCAGCGCCCATCCAAATTCGGAAAGATTAATTTCGCGTAACTCATTATCATTCAAAACTTTTTTTAATTCAGATATAATTCCAAACTCCTCTATGTAGACTTTATACCTATTAACAAGATCTTCAGGAGCTGCAGTTTTTTTAATGCCGGTAAACGAAGACCCCCCACCATAACTATGGATTTTATCTACCATATGGCCATCATTATTCGGAAGCCCCAATCTCTTCGCAATTTTAATACGATATTTCTTTTTAGTCAACCAGTCATTATAGTTTAATCTAATACAAAAATTAAAGTTTTTATTAAGAAGAAGTTTTTTCCAATGAGCAATGCATTCGGAATACCATCCAGGAGGAGTGAATTTTTTATGTCTGCTATCAAATTTTAATCGGCTTGCGACATAGTTATATACGTCTCGAACGACAATAATATATTTAATGTGACTATTTATTATCCCATATTTTTTATGCCTATACAGGCCATCTGAATATCTTAACGGGTCTTCGTATGTAGTAATAACAAACGAATGAGATATTTTCAATCTTCCCCTTTCATATTCTCTCAATTGGATTTCGTTATTCGCATTATGGAACGGATATTTTATATTCCAATACTTGGTTGGACGACTCCACTTTACATTCGGCCGAAGAGAATTAATTAATACGCCCGATTCTTCAAAATGAGATGCGACCCATTCAACAATCGCATGGCCACCAGACCTTCTTTGGAAAAAGAGTCTATATTCTATTTGAGCCATGATCTAATTCCTCCATTCGCCCTTCCCTTTTCATTAAAACTTTTCTTCCATTGTATAATGACGTCGATTCTTACTTTGCTATCAAAACCTTTCCATACTTTTGAACTTTCTTTTTTAACTACCCTTACGTATCTTGGAAACTTTTGTGCTAATAAAATAGCACTTTCTTTTTGCATTTTAGATGTTCTGTATAAAGAGCAACCTCCATCAGCACCACTCTGATTTTGGCTCCATACATACTTATACGTAACACGATTTTTAAATCCAAGTTGAAACAATGATAGCGTTACTAAAAAGTCTTCCATAACAAGCTGCTTACCATGCTTGTTTTCAAGAGAATCAAATGATACATTATGCTTTTCTTTTAACTCAATCATCTTTTCGCAATTATACGCATACGCATTATTCATTCTTGTAACTTCCAGATAATCTTCCTCTATTCTATTGTTACCGAATCTTTGACTTATTCCTACATGTACCAATCCCTCTTCGAGCCAGCCTTCAAGGAGCATAACCATCTCAGCAAATTCTTTAGGACTACACCTATGCAATTTTAATTCTTTATTACGAACAGAAAAATCCATATCATCATCTAACATCAATGCATATTTCCTTTTACTGTTCTCAAGAATCCATTGTCTTGTTTTACATATCCCCTTCTCAGGACATTCTATAACATTCGACCCATATAGTTCTTTATATCTTTTAAAATCTTTTTTATCAACCACAATGAAAGTATTTTTTATTAATCTTTTAGGTATAAAATTAAAGGTTCTTTGTTTTTCTGGTCTTCTATGGCTTGGTATATATATGGCTATCTTCATAATTTTAATTCCCCTACTACTTCTTCTACTTCGTTAAATCAATTCCTTCCTTTACCCATCTGGCCTCGTACTCACTTGGATTATAGACGTAAACATAATTATCTTCTTCGTCCATTCTAATAGGCATCATTTTTCCATGAAAATAATTTCTTGGATTTCCAGGAGACCTGAGATTATTCCACGTTTCCCTTGCAAAATCTAAGTACGTTATACCTCGCCTCTGACTTGCAGTCATTCCTGTAACACCAATATGATCCTGACCAAAAGTAGAGTCGCTTAAAAATGGACTTTCCTTTGGATCAAAAACTTTGCTAAATTTAAAATGAACAATTTTACCATCACGATGAAATTTTTTTCTGGCTTCTTTTAGGGCGTAAGTCAATTGGCTCTTTCCCCAATTTTCCATTTCCTTATTCTCTTTATAGGTATCAGGCAACCCACAACAACAACCAGACATCCCTAACTCTTTATAGTCGGGGTCACTACATGAAAATAAAATATCATTATCTACACAAAACGTATACATCTTTTTTACAATCTTCTCTTTCACTAATCTGTTAAGTCGCATGTATCCGCCTCGTTCACTTGGACTTAATGCTTTAAAATATTCTAACAAATCTTTTGTTCCTGTTAATTCTCCAAGCCATTTATACCTCTTAGCAATATGCTCATTATGCCTTTGGTCAATTGCCATGAACTCTGTACTTATCGCATTTATTCCCGCTTCTTTTGCTTGATGAAGTAAATCGTCAAGACCAATATCAGAAATTCCTATAATAAAAGGTCGAAGACGAAGTACGGTATAGTACCCCATATCTGATAAATGTTTTAATGCCTTTATCCTTCTGCTCGTAACAGGGACTCCTATTTCTACTTGCTTACTCATTTCATCTGAAGGACAAACAATAGATACCTGAAAAGCAAAATTCTTTTGATGTGCATATTTTGTAAATAACTTCTCAAAGTTCGGACGGAAAACAGCCGATCCCTTAAAACTAAAAAGAGTTGGATAGCTTTCTTTTCCCAAAGCAGAAACAATCTTATACCCGACTCCATTAACTTTTTCAAAATTACAGAAAGGAGAAGCAAGACCACCCCAATGAAATACAAACCTCTTAGAAAAAAAGTTCTTATGCATTGCCTTGAGTCTACTTGTTGGAGGCTTTCCCTTAATAGTAGCAACAAGCTTCTTCTCGTCTACAGAATGTAACTTATGAGAAAAGCTTGGATTTTGGCTTTTCATATAATATGCAAAACAGTATGTACACCCCATCGAGCAATAAGAATATTGGTCGAAGGTCATCGGTAAAGAACAATCCATAAACTCAGAACTTATTCTCGGACTGATATAAGTTCTGGATTTGTCTATTTTCATCCCCCTATTTTCTCGAATAAATTCCTGAGAGTCTCTTGTTACTTTCTTTTTTAAATCATCAAACGATTCTTTTTTCATAACCTTATCTTGCCTCCCCTACGGGTTCTGAAAGAATACTTTTTGCCATCCCATTTAATTCTTCCTTCCTCTATCAAGCGAATCAGCTCCGTTAAAAATAATACTTCGTGACAATTATTTTCTATGTAAGAATTTATAGTAACAATCTTCCCCAACCTCTTAATAAAATCGGGACTGGGAAAAGAAAAGAAAAGAGTTCGCTTCTTGAAATTTGACATCCCTGTTTTAGTCCCCTTGTACTTTGGAATCGGCATTGGTTTTAAAAGATGCATTTCCAATACTCTCTGTTCTTGCTTTGTAGTAGAAGGAAGAATCATCTTTTCAAATCTTATCATTTGATTTTCTTCCTTACTTCTTTTATTGACAAACTTCGTTATGTCCATTCATTCCCCTTTCTTTAATCCATAATAAGATTCTGGTGGCTTCCCTTTATGCCTTTTAAGAATGTCAATTATTTGTTGCGAATGATATCCATTGCAACAAAAAGTACTACTAATCTTGGCTAAGAGTTTTGGATTCTGTTTTTTCTTCCTCTTGGGATATTTAAGATATGGTGCATTCTTTTGTTTTGGAACCCCTAAATTATAAAGAGTATCTCTTGCCCAAGACGGCAGACGAGATACGAACCTATTCATATCGATAGAAAACAAAATGGTTCCTTTCTGAAAAGAAAGAATTCTGTTAACCATAAATTCGTTCTGTACTTTCACTTCTTCTTTTGTAAAAAGAGCACTTGCTATACCAAAACTATTATTGCTATTATTTTTCTTTTTCATTTTGTTTTTATCCAAAAGAAATATTTACTTCCATTAAATCCATTAACTCAAGACAACAAGCGGTACAATTGATTTCCTTATCTGGAACAGTCCTATCTTTATAAAGATAGCCAGCAGTAATAATTGCCGCCTCAGACTTAACATCTTTATCCAAAAACTCAGGGATAAAAATATTGAACAGATATTTATACACCCATACAAAATCCATCTTCCCATTAAATATTTCTCTTATCTTAAACAAGTTCCCGTCTAATAAAAATTCTCTAAATAAATTCAGGTCTATCAAGACTTCGGAATCTTCAAGCTTCTTGCCGATACTATTTTTCTGAAGAAGATTAATAATAGACCTGATATCGGGATAGCAAAGTTCTATTATCCTGTTAATACTTTTTTCTTTATATTTAATCCCTTCTTTGTCCAGCATCTTTTTAAGATGAATAAGAAGTTTGTCCTTAGGATAAGTATCAAACTGAAAAGGAATACATCTGGAAGCAATCTCCGGAATGACCATGTCAATATGATTGCAAGTAAATATAAAACGACAATTTTTATAGTAGGTCTCTACCGTATTTTTCAATGCCATTTGTGCATCAAAAGTAAGACCGTCTGCTTCGTCTAAAAAAACGACATTCAATTTATCAGAACTTGTCCTCTTGGCAGTAGCAAATTGTTTTACTTTTATTTTAATTGTTGCTATTCCTCGATCACCACTACTTGCATTGAGAATTAACTTCCTCGAAGCAGTTGCTTTCAAAAGAATCATAGCCAATGTAGTCTTACCACTTCCAGGCGGTCCATAGAAAAGTACATGAGGAATTTGTTTTTCTCTTATATATTCTCTAAATATTTTCTTTGCCTTTAGTGGTAAGGTCATTGAAGATAAACTGTCAGGCCGAAACTTTTCGTACCATATAAGATTCTTCAAGATTTTTCTCCTTAATCTTCATTTTCCAAATCAGTTAACGGAACAAGAGCCCAAACCGTACCTTCAGCTTCTATCATTATAAGTTTCTCTTCTGCAAAAGATAATACTGGTGGTTCATCTTCATCAAAACCAATCGTATTAAAAATTCGAGCAAGATGTTCTCCGTTAACCTTAAGACTAAATGGGTCTACTTCATCTCCTTCTACTTCATTACTTAATACCAATTCAAACTTATGGTCATTTGATCCACCACAAATAAAAGCAATTTCCTCAGCCCCATCAAATTCAAGAACGACATCCTTCGTTTTTAACAGGCCAATATACGTAAGAAAATCTTTCATGAATGAAGCAGATAATTCTACATTATACTCCATCATCTTCTTCATCTTTAAGTAAGGGTCTTCCTTATCATCAGAATCCTCATCTACCTGTAACTGAGTAGCGATTAGTTCTGGCTGAGTTAATAAGTAATTCAGTTTTCTTCGTTTATCTTTTCTTGAAAGTTCAAAGCTTGACCCGTCCTTCTTGTATTTAAAAAAGAGTTTCTGGTCTTCTACTGAAGATAAGAACTTAATAAGAAGATCTAAATTTCCAAGTCCTAACTGGCCGCTTACGTCTTTAGAAGCAACAGCACCCTTACAAATAACGATAAGGGAATTGGTAATATCTACTGCTTCTACTTTTGCCCTCCCATAGTTTATAGATACCATACATTCTTCTAACAATCCGCCCAAATAAATTTCCTTTAATATTCTAAGGAAAGATTTCGTTTTGAAAATATTATCTTTTTTCTTTAATGTTTTTGCCATAACTATTATTGCCCTCCTAACATACAAGAATAAGAGCGTCAGAGGCTATGAGATAAGCTCTGACGCTCTTGTATTATTAACTAAAGGTTTTATGCTAACTTATATTTAACTGAGCTTATTCCTCCTCTGATAATTTAAAAGTAGCTTCCGTTTCATCACCCGACATAGTCAAAACAATAGGCACAACCTTGGATATCTTTCGGCTAACTACCCGAATAACTATACCCATACACTTCTCCGCTTCTTTATCTTTTTCGTCAGCAACCAATTCGGCCAGACTACCCCATGTAGCGTCACCCTCTTCGATCGCTTCTAAAAGCATTTTTGGAAGTTTGCCTTTTACTTTAGAAGTTTTTTTGTCTTTCTTTTTGTCTTTCTTTTTGTCTTTCTTTTTGTCAGCCTTTTTATCTTTTTTCTTATCTTTCTCCTTAGGCTCGGGCTCGCCCTCTTCGCCAGCCAACTCCAGAATTTCTTCGATAATATCATCAACTTTCTTTTTTGTAATTTTCGTTTCAAGTTCAAGGTCTTCTTCTTCGATATATGCCTTTAACTCTTTAAATGACATATCCTCAAGTTCTTCTTTTAACTCGTCAAGGTCAACTTCATCTTCACCATCTTTACCGTCTTTCTCAGGTTCTTTCTCGGGCTCGCCCTCTTCGAGAAGTCCTTCATAATAATCAATTATTTCTTTATCAACTTTGTCGGCCTTACCAGCATCGTCAATTTCCTCAATGGCCGAAATGAACTCTTCCTGCATCTCCCCAACATCACCCCTCGTTCCAATCTTGTCAGCCAGTTTTAACTTATTAAGTTTTTTGATAAAGCTGCCAAGTTCTTTTTTAACTACTTTACTCATAATTGAATAACTCCTTTTAATAAAAAATAATTAGTAATGTTACAAACTATACTCCCTATACTCCGAACAATCCATACAAATTTTTATTCTTCCCTCCTCGTATTTATTGAATATTTATTGATGGGAATAGGATTCGAACCTATATATTCCGGTGACAAAACCACCATAGTGCATCACCAGATGCTCTGCTCAATTCTTACTTTGACCAGTCATTTGAGCTACCCCATCAATTTAACAATCAACAACTAATTTAACAAAAACTGGTAACTAACAATCAATCATAAGCAACCTCCTTTCTTACTTTAAGAAGATTTTTTCTACCCTACCTGGTCTTTCCACAATCAACTTGTTATTGCTAAGAACAGGATTCGAACCTGCAATAAGTTTTGTTAGTCCTCTCGGCTTCATCGCTTCAACGCTTTCGCTCCACTCCACCTTCATACTCCATAGCAAACTTACAAACTTTTGGTTATTATAGAATCGGTTACCAATGATAAACACTTCGAAAAGATATTCTGAAAAATATCCTGTTTACCAATCCCGCTACCTTAGCAATTTTCTCAACATTTATATTATAACACGTTTTAAAAAAAAGTTACAGCTAATTAAAAAATAATTAATAGAGGAACTAATGAAGACGAGATTTGAACCCGTACTGCTTGCCTAAAGAATATCGCCGGATTTGAACCAATCAGATCGACCCTGTGGATCGTGCATTACCAATTCTACCACCCCATCAATTTCTCCAATATTTATATTATAACACGTTTTAAAAAGAAGTTCCAGATAATCTATATTTTTTCCCACGGAAGAAAAGTCTGGAATTGTCAACCATTGGTTCTGCCGTAACCAGCCTCTGTGTTATAAGAACTTCGTGTTTAACACTAAACATAATATGCCTATGAAATAAAACATTCATTCTTGTGATATTCAATTCTTTCTCATCATCGGTTTGATTAATTGCAAGGCGAACATCTAAATGAGAATCTTTTGTTTTAGATTCTGAAGTTGACATCTGATCTAAAGCATACTGAGTTCTACTGGTTTTTGTAGCTTGATCAGCAGTAAGAACAAGACAGTTCATTTCTCCTGCCATTCTTGCGGCCTTCTTCCATTTTCTATCAACATCAATTCTTTCCTGTAAATTACCAGCTTCAGGTGCAAGAATATCCAAATAATCAAAAACAATTATATCTGGAACCCAACCAGTTCTGTCAACATAACGACGAACATAATCATAAACTTCATCAAAAGTAACGGAAAATCTCGGAAAGCATTTTACTCTTAAATTAGAAAGCCCAGTCATTCTATTTCTATTAATGGCTTTAGCAACTCTTCCATTTGATATTGGCATAATTCTTGTTTTGTCAAACCAAATTGTAGGAATGAATCTTTTAGAAGAAGCAGCATTTCTGCGAATATTAGGATCGTTTCTGCACTGAGTACAAACTTTCCAGCCTTCCCGATTCATAAAGTCAACAACTTCCGTACTATCTTTAAATAATCCTTTTTTATTTTTCAAGGTACTTAAAATTCTACAAGTCCCATTCTGATTATTTTCACAATCAAAAACTGGATAGATTACTTTCTGTGACCGCTTTTTATTTGTAGTAAGTGTAAGCCTTCTTCTTGTTCTGTTTCTAACAATACTTTCGCCAAGTTCCAGATTTATTATTAGAACTTTTTTCCTTTGATAAAGTGCCGCCTGAAAAGCCATTTCCTGAAGAAAATAACTCTTACCGGTTTTCTCTGTTCCCGTTATAGCAACAAGCCATGTCCTATTAAGCGAACCAACCATGTGATGCAAATCACCATCAAACTGAAAAGCAACGTCAGCCGCACTATGAGATTCATCATGATTAACGAGATCTTCGCTTGAGTATGGAATAATCGTCCCAAGGGTCTCATCTTCTTCATTCTTGTTTAATACAGGATACGTTGATACAATTTTTTCTGCTTCTTCGTATTGTCCTTTGTCTATCTTATCTTGTGCCTTCAATATTCTTTCAGATATTTCTCTCTTTCTTATAAAGTCTAACAAAACTTCATTACGAATATAAGCAGGATCGACCGAATCTTCTTGATAAAGAATAAACTCTTCAGCAAGACGATCTAAGTAATCATCTATTATTTCACAATCCCCTTTTGATAAATTTTTCTTTTTCTCTTCAAAGACTTTTTGGATTGTACGCCCAGGTGCTTTATGATGTTGTGCATGGTATCTAATCAACCAACGGAAGATTGGTTGAAAATATTTTGTAAAGTGTTTCGTTTTTAACTGTCCCGATTTATATCTGGAATAGCCGGAAAAAAGTACGGAAGTATTCATGATCATATATGACAAAACTAAAAACTCAGAATTGTCTTCTACTTTCTTTCTCATAATCATAGAATTAGTTTACTCCTATCTAAAACAAGATTAGTTCTAACAAGTTCATTAGGAATTTGTTGTTCCCAAAAAATTTTATTGGAGAGGTAACCAGCATGCTTTGGTTTAAAGTCTTTTGCCCTATTCAACATCCCGTCAATAAGATCTATAAGAACAAGACAATCAATTTTATTTTTCTCACCAAAAGAGAAAAGCTTTTTACTACATAAAACAAATTGATTAATATCGCCAGTATTTATTTTATCATATTTTATAAATTCCTTCCAAATAGCCTTAATCCTTTTTGTAATATCTGGATATTTATCTTTTATCTTTATCGTGTATTTTTCAGAAAGATAACTTTCTCCACGTAAACATTCTTGAAACCAAGACACGGGAATTCCAGAATCATTTTTATTAAAAAAACTCATTTTATTTTTATCGTATCTAAAAAAATCTGGAAGACTTATTTTTCTTTTAGAAAAAAGGATTCTGTATTTGAACCAATCAGCATTAAATACTTTTGATAAAAGATCAATGCTAAAAGTATTTTTTCTTTTCCGTATTTT